TCACTTGTCGCCCCGCCTATCGAGCTGTTCGAGGACGGCAATCGCCGCGGCCTTGCCCGCGACCTGGCCTGCGGCAATCTCGCCCGCCTGCTCGGCACCCTCAATGGCGGGGGCACCGAACAGGAGGCGCTTGACGAGCGTGAAGCCGCCAGCGGCCGTCAAGGCCACCTTCGCGGCGGTCAGCAGCAGGGACAGCGAGAACGGCGCCCCAGCGGCGAGCGCGTTCGCCACGGCACCCGCGAGCGAGACGCCCAGCACGAGCACCGCACCGCCCCGGTCCCTGTTGAAGAAGGGGATGAACCTGCCACCGAACTTCCGCAGCAGGAAGACGAGCAGCACCACCACCAGGGAAGCGACAAGCGCATAGTTCTGGCTCGTCACCGCGTTGAACAGGAGCTGCGCGAACGCGTCGAACTGCTCGGGACTCGGCCCGATAACACCAACGTCAACCATGTTGCCTCCGAGTTAGAAGCCCAGCCGTTCCAGTTCGGCCGAGAGCTTCGGGTTTGCGGCGCGCCACTGCGGCGACTTGCGCTCTTCGTCGAGCCGAGCCCACACAGCCGCGACCGAACTGCTCTCCACCAGCGTCCGAAGGGGCGTGAGCTGAAGCGCGCTCACGTAGGCTGGCCACTGCACATGCGGCGCGTCGCCGAACCTGCCGCCCCAGACGAGTCCCGCCTTCGTCGACTCCTCGCCAAGCACGCGGTACGCCGGCAGGCGCCAGTCGGGCTGAACACCGGGCTTCGCGTCCCCGTCACAGACGAAGTCGAATGCCAGGCCGTAGTTGTGAGCGGACAGCCCAGCCGCAGACGCCTTTCCGCCCTTGCCCGAGAGGAAGAGGCACCGCAGCTCGGCCTGTTCTTCCAGGCTTCGGAAGCCGTAGGTCGCTACGTAGCTCACGCCCCGGGCCTCGCAACGCGCCACGACCTGAAGCGCGACCGCGACAAGCGGCAAGTAGACGCGGTCAAGGTCGACCCGCTTGAAGTTCACCCGGGCCATTAGGAGTTTCCCTCCCCGGACTGGGCCATGCGGAGAAGCTCCAACTCGACGGTCTGCCGGACCTGAGCGGGAAGTCCGACGCTGAACTCGTCACGCCATCGACGAAGGGCGCCCAGCTCCACCGCAAGGACGTTGATGCGCTCGTCCTGACGGGCGACCTTTTCGACCAGGGAGCGGATTTCCCCGACGAGGGACTTCGCGGCCCAGGTGAGGACACCGACCCCTGCCGTTCCGAGCAGGGAGCCGACTACGAGCTGAACGGACTGCGTCTCTTCGGAGGTCACAGCATCACCGGGGCATGGGGTGGCTCCCGGTAAATGAGTGCGACTTCCAAAGGTGGCCCAGCCCCATCACCGCATCGTGGACGCTTCAGATATTCAGCGCGGATCCTGCCCAATGCCGAAAATCAAGGGTGGAGCACGTAGCGTTCTTCAGGCCCCTACATCTTGACCAACATACACTCGCTCTCAAATAGTTAGTCGCCCTGTTCGATTGGCACAGGAGCAGCGCACGACCAAGACCATGAGAGGAAACCGAATGCCACCAGCCCAAACTGCAAGCTACTCAGAGGCCATAATTCAGAACCTAATCCCGTCCTGGAGAGAGAACGACTGGGCTAGCGACGTCCTAAAGCTCCCTGCCGGTTCACTCGACATCTCAGCTACAAAGCTCATCATCGCCGAGACGCGCAAGCACGTCCAAAAGGGGCAATGGGGGCGGACATTCAATTGGACCCTACTAGCAATACACCTCTCACAAAGCTCCATACTTGAAAACGAAGAATTCATTGACACGTTCAAGCCCTCCACCCTACCCCAACGACACCTACCCAGTCTCTCAATCCTCTTTAAGAAATTAAGCACCCTCCTTCAGAACCCACAAACAAACAGCTCAACACTTCCCAAGCTTTCTTCCATCACCAACTACATAGAGGCCATCTTAAAGACCCAGGATGATCAGCACCTCCTACGGAAAATCCTCAGAACATACAATCATTCAGCAGGCTCCATCCTAGCTCTAGTTGAACAACAGTTTTACGGACTTCACGCCCGCGCAAGCTGGTGCCTAACCCCAGTCCTACAGACGAAGCGTGAACACCTGACGCTTGAGGAAAGTGCTTCAGCAGCATCCTTCGCTCTTGATCTACTCAACAAAGACACACCACTCAGCCCAAAACTATTCACCCCGTGCCTCGACCTAGAAGACTCCCCAGAAAGATTCGAAGGCGCCCTATTGCTCGCCCATCGACTCCGCGAACTAAAGGAGATGGAAGCATCTGTATTTCGGCTCAATTATCGATTTTTTCAAGTCAAACCAAACCTCTACTGCTGCGTCGCCACCTCAGACAGAATGGGCATGTCAATCGCCCTCGGCTACATCAAGAATCAATGGATAGCCACAATCAACAACGACCCATCCGATCTCTCTGACGTACCGTCGCTCAACGACACCTTTAAACTATGGTTTGAACGATTCGGCGAAGGAGCAGCATGCATCACGAACGACAGGATTCCTCAAGTCCGTATCCAACTCGCAGCAACACACGTCAGACAGCTAGGAGAATTGCTCCTTTCGAAACGAACCCTATTCAGGGAGGAGATACTTGCCCTACACAACGCCTGCTATGAACTCGACACAACCTTTCCTGAGCTAGAAAAATTCAAAATCACCCCAGATCTATCTCTACTCGACGCATTCCTAATCTCCAGACTCCTTCGTTTCATATGCCTCGCACGACGGGAACGACTTCTCGAACTCAAAGAGAGCAATACGCTCGCCATGTGGAACTCATTCCTGGTAGGCATGAGTCCTGAACAAACAATTGAGCTAATCCGCACGGCCGGATTTCCGCCACAACAGGCAAAATCATACGTCGAGATCTTCACTTGGACCCCTCAGAACACCGACCAGCATGTCGATCTCCAGTATCGACCATTTATCTCCATTCGCAACACACTTGCAATCCCCCTGGCGATCCACCTCAGCTCGAATCTCGTTCGCAACTCACTAATTTCAGAGGGCAAGCGAATCTACTCCGAGGGCACCAACGACCCAATCTCTCAGCTTCTAAAGGAAGCTCTCGCCACAAAAACCCCTCTCACCGCAATGGGAGTAAAGTATCGGCACCAAAAAAAACAGGGAGACGTCGACGTGCTCGCCGTATTTGACAAGACGCTCTACATATTCGAATGCAAGAACAATATCTTGCCGGCCAGCACAGTCGAGCAACAAACAACCTACGGGCGAATTCAAAAGGGCATAAAGCAACTCGACCAATTCCTCGAACTCTGGGCCGACAAGACTTTCCGTAATTTGATGACCCGCCAAACGGGTATCGACCTCTCCCGAATAGCTACAATCAAGACATCCATCGTCATGAGCAATCGCCTCTTCTCGGGTATCGACATTGGCGGTCATCCCGTCCGCCACCATCGCGAACTCGTCAATATAATCGAACACGGCATAACGACCGCGTGGTTGCCCGACGCCCCTCCCAGGGAAGTTAGTTTGTGGTTGGGCAGCCAGTTCAGTCACCACGACCTAGATAACTATCTCTCGAACGACAGCAGACTATACAATCAACTTTGGCGCAGCTTCGAGATTCAAGACAGGCCCCTACCTTTCTCGAATATCGCCGTCATCAAGAGAGATTTCGTCCTCATACAAGACAAGTTCCTTGCCGAGCTGGGCGCCGACCATCCGCATTCCCAATCGAACTAACTTCTCTCCCAGCAACAGGGCTCGTCGCCAGCGTGACAACGTCACCCCACACTTCTTAATCACGCGGCTTTAAATTGTGTGCGAGGAGCCCGTTCACGACATAGGTCTTCGCGAAGCGAACCGTAATCTTCATCACGTCGCCGGCCGCCGTGGGTTCGACCCTTGCCACGCAGCCCGGCGTGAAACCTTCAATCGTCTCGCCTGGGCTCAGCGCGTCCGTGCGGGTCCAGCCCCGCTCCACCGTGCGCCAGCGATGGTCCGGCGTCACGACGAGCACCCGGCCGTCCTCCATGACGAGGTTGCACCGCGCGGCATGGTGGCGGCTGACGTGGGTGACCTCGAACACGCCCCCGTCCTTCCCGTCCTCATGCATCGTGAGCACCCGCATGCCGGGCTTGAGCATCTCGGCGGGCAGCTCCGTACCGTCGCCGAGCAACACGGGCTCCCAAGGCGCGACACACGTCCCGTGCTCATTGCCACCGCCCCCGCTTCCCCCAGAAGGCGTGGACGCAGGGCCCGTCGCACGGCGAACCATGTCCACGTTGTAGGCATTCGGTGGGAAGAACCACCGCTCGGCACTGAACCCGCCCGCGTTGTGCAGCGACACCTTGAGATAGAGCAGCTTGTTGACGAGAGGGTCGTCGCGAAGGCGGTTGAACTTGTCGCCGAACATGAACGTGAATCCCGCGCTCGTCGCGTTGGCTCCGTCACCGTCCCAGGCTCCGTTTTGATACTTGCGGTCAGCGATGGGGACCGTCGTGCTGTAGAGGAAGTTTGGCGGGTGAATGTCCCCAAACGCCCAGTAGAAACCAACCTCCATGAATCGCAACGCGTCGAGGTTGTCGCTCGCCGAATCGGGCTGAATGGTGGCCCGGTAGTGCGCCCATGTGAAGGCAGCAGCTCCACCCGCCGCCCCTGCAATGGCGTACCCTTCGAGGACCTGGATGTTGAGACGGTCGATGTTCGGCACGCCCTCGTTGTTGCCGCGGTAGTAGATGCGGCTCCCCGTGTCCGCGAGGGCCTGAACGGAGCGGAAGAAGCCGTCGCTCAGGTAGTAGCGCCCCACCTGGACGTTGTTCGAAGCGACCTTGAGCGTCGTCCCGACGTTGTCCAGCTTCGCACCTGCCGTGGGAATGCCGTTGCCGTCCTCCGCGTAGTTCGACGTCTTCAGCGTGTTCGCGGCGAGCAGGTCGAAGGTGACCATCTTCCGAAGCGAGACAGCGTCGAAGTAGAGCCGCTTCCCCACGTCGGCAGCTACAACTTCCGCTTCCCAGAAGAGCTGAACCCCCGTGCAACCGGCCGGGCACGTCCCCGTCAGCGGCACGCGACGATAGGCGTTCCCCACGGGCCCCAGCGCCACAGCCGACGACTGCCCCGAGTAGGTTCCGCTAGCGTCCTCCCAAAGCAGATAGAGCGTGCCCATGCCGCTCACCGTGGCGGACGACGCCTTGACGTAGACCTCGGCGAAGAACTGGTCCCCAGGCGAGCACTTGAGCCGACCGCCTGGAGCCGAGGAGCCGTAGCCGCCCGTCCAGCTCAACCCCACCCAACTCCCCGCGCTCGACAGCTCCACCCGCCGCACCCACCGTCCCGAGCGCGCGTTGACCGGGTCCTCGACGAGCTTGTCGCCCTCCGGGAGCCTGCCCACCGCGCGAAGGCCCGCGTCGTTGTACCCGTTGGGGATGAGGTTGTCGGTCGGCGGGTGGAGGAAGTGCTGGTAGCTAACCGCGGCATCCCCCAGCGACGCGCCTTCGAGCTTCTTCGGAGTGACTTCGAACTGAGGGGACGCATTGCCCCGGTTGCCGAACCTGTCCCGAGGAACGACGCGCACGAAGTAGGCCGTTCCCGGCATCAGGTCGGACACTCCAAACGTCGTCATGTCGAAGGTGCCTCGCAACGTCGAGCTGCTCGGCGCGAAGCCGCTCAACGTCGAGACGTGCAGCTCGTAAGAAGCCACAGGAGGGCCACTCAGCGCCGGCATGAGCGACAGGGAGAACCCGTTGACGATGGCCGACACCGTCACGTTGAGCGGGTCGAGCGGCGGTGACGTGTGAGACGGCTCGCTCAACCCCGGGCGCGTGTCCATCTCCAACCACATGGAGACACCAAACGAGGGCTTGCCCCGGGTGGCGACGGTCGTCCGCGCGTCACCTTCCGCAGTGAATGCATGGCGGAACCCAGTGACAGCCAGGTTCTGGTCATCCGAGTAGTGCGCGCCGTTCGCACGGAAGCAGTAAAGGTCGCCCAGCTCCACCGGCAGGAAGAAGTCGACTTCAACCTCCTGGTCCGCGAGCGGCTCTTTCAGGTCGGACAGTGCCGCTTCCGCCATCTTCCGAGCTTCGGCCTCACGGTCGATGTTGCTCGACGCGTCCTCGGCGACTTGCATGAAGCGCACGCCATAGGCGGCCTGACTCGCGGCATCTCCGACGATGACGCTCTTGCGCTTCGGTTGTCCCGTGACATCCAGGTCTCCCGCGTCGGAGTAGACGACCTCAATCCTGTTGCGAATCTCCGTCTTGTTGAGGGTGAGCTTCGCGACGTTGCGGTAATCGCCGGGTCCGAAGGCCCAGGCCAACGTGGGGTTCGTTCTGTTTGGCTCGCTGAACGTCAGCACGAAGGTTCCGCTCGCCTCCCGCCAGCGGTAACGCACCTCCCATCCAATCTGCTGAGCCAGGTCGCGAAGCGCGTCGAGGGCGCTCGCCTTCTTCTGGGCGTACTTCCGAATCTTCCAGCCGGGGGATACGGGCGTATGCAGCACCACACCCATCCCGTTGTCGTCCAGGATGGCCTGCATGACGGTTTCGACCGCGACACCGGCAGTGGAGTCTCCATAGGGGCGCTCGACTTCAATGAAGGCGTCCTGAAGCCGGCCCCCCAAATCGCGCCCACGGAAGACGAGCTGCTCGTCGGCGAAGTCCACCTCGTCGATGTCCCCGTGAAACAGAACGCGCCACTCGCCAGCGCTCGGCGACATGCCCACGGGTGACACCGCCGCTTCGACGATGAACTCGCGCCCAGGCCGGATGAGCTGCCCGTTGCCCGCGTTCAACTTCGAATCAGCTCGCAGTGGGGACAGACTGAACAAGTCGACCTGCCGCTTGAGCGTCACGGTCGCGGCCGAGACGGGCTGGTCAACGTCCTCGTCGACTTCGACGGCGTCGAGAAAGTCGCGCCCTTCAAGGTGGCTCAAGTTCACCCACACACCCGCCCCGTCACGGACCTTCACCCGGACATGGGACGCATGCCCCGCCGGATTCGAGAGAACCGCGAGCCCCTGAGACGACATACCGCGCATGCTGACTAAACCTCCCTCAACGTGAATTCGAGCCGCTCACCGACGACGCGCGCCCCGTTGTGACTGAACTCGACGAACTCGCCGTCCCGCACCTCGCCGAGCACCTTCGTTTCGGTGGCCGTGAAGCCGCCGCTCGCGGTGAGGAACGGAAGCGCGCTCCAAGCTCGGCCGGTGTGCCACGCCACGAGGTGGGGAACCCATGCGTCGGGCACCAGGAACGGCAGCCCCACCACGTCGTCGAAACTCACCGCGTTGGTCGCGCCCGTCACCGCGAGCGACCCCGACGCCACCGACAGGCCCCCGGCATTCTCCGACGGCACTCCCTGCGTCCACCGCCTGCCGTCACTTCGGTTGATGACCTGGAGCCACGCACCCGCCGCGCCGCTGTAGACGTGGTGCAAAGCCGTCCAGTGCGCCCCGAGCTGCATGGCCCACGAGGACGAAGCCCCGACGGACAGATTCATCCCACCGCCGAAGCGCGCGCCTTGGAACAACGCTCCCGCGACGCTCGCCTGATCGAGACCTCGACTGGTGAAGGCGTCACCCTCGAAGGCCACCGTGTGTCCGTCACCCGCAATCAGTCCGCGCAGGGCGAGCACTTCGTCGGGCGGCAAGGGGAGCGTCTTGAACTCCCACTCCTGACGAACCGCGCGCCGTCCGAGACGATAGGCCCCGCTGAAGGCGCGTGAGTCCGTGCCGATGTTCACCTGTCTTCGGCGCCCCTCCGCGACAGGCACCTGGATGCCGTTCAGCACGAGGAAGGCCATCTCAGTACCTCCCATTCAGCCACTCACCGTTGCCGCGGCGTCGGTGGGCTTCGCGCTTCATCTCGATGTAGACTTGGCGCGCGGTCTCCTCCGGGTCCTCGGCCCCCTGGACGACAATCTGCCCCACGCTGACGTTGCCGCCGCTCACTGGCACGACGGGGCTGGGAATGACGGGTGACGTCCCGGAGGTCGATGGCGCTCCCGCAATCGGGGCCTGCGCGTTGAACCGCGCGAGCGCCACCTTGAAGCCCGTCGGGACGTTCGTCAGGGCTTCGGTCGCTTTGTTGGTCGCGGCGGCGTTCTCCCACGCGGCGACACCAGCAGCGGCATTGGCTGCGGCGGTGTCGTAGGTGGTGTCCTTCAGGGTTTCGAGCGCACTGTCGACCGCGTCCATGGGGACTTTCATGCTGTCCAAACCCTCCGCCATTTTCTTGAACGCACCACCCACGAAGGGAATCTTGCCGAGGGCTTTGAACACGCCAGCGATGAACCCAATGATGGCGTTCCACACCGTGCCGATACCCTTCACGACGTAGAGGATGCCCATCGCCACCACGCGGATGACGGCGAAGAGTCCCTTCATGATGGGCCCGGAGAGCAGCGTCAGCGGCTGGAGGAGCGCGACAAGAATCTGACCAAACACGGTGATGATGGGGGCCAATCCCTTGAACAGCGTGCCGAGCACTTCGAAGATGGGCGTAATCGCCTGGACGGGCTTCGAGAACATCTCAAGTACCGGCACGAGCGCATCCAGCAGCGGCGTCACCATGTTGAAGACGGAAGCCAGGAGGGGCAGCACGGGAGCCAGCACCCGCCCGAGAACGTCGGCCACGTACTGGATGAAGTTCGTCACCATCTGGAGCAACGAGCCGAACGTCGTCGACTGGGAGAGCAGCTCCGCGACGACGGCAATCAGCCCGCCCCACACACCACCGGCCGACATGCCCTGCTGGAAGCGGTCGACCAACTCATAGATGCGACCAAATGCCTGACTGAACCTGCTCGTCAGGGCGCGCTTCGCTTCGTCGGCCGCACGGGCGAGCGCGTCCGCGAGTTCCTTCGCTTTGCGCCGGGCGACTTCGGCGATGACCGACGCGGTGTTGCCGACATTCGCGAGGAACTTCTTCGCGTCGAACGTCCCGACCTCCACGTGCCCGACCTCAATCTCGGGCGTCTCCGTGGGCGTGCGCAGCTTGCCCTTCGGCCCGAGCATGTCGTCGAACACACCGCCGAACTTCTCACGGAGAAATGCGGCGGCATCGCCACCCATCAGCTTCACGCCGTCGAAGGCGTAGCTCGCTCCGTAGGACACGCCTTCCCAGACGTTCGACATCCCTTCGCGAAGAGTGCTGACGGTGCCCTCGACGAGCCCCTTCAACCCGCCGAGCACCGCGTTGCCCGTCAAGTCCTTCAGACCGTCCAGGGCATTCGCCACGCCGTCGAGGTTCAGTGCTCGCGCGAGAGGCGCCGCCAGTCGAGCCAGGTTGCGCACCACGAAGGCGAACGTGTCGAGCTGCCCGCGAGCCCACGCCCCCACGAGGGCCGCCAGCCCCGCGAAGACCTCCTGGAAGAACTTCGCGACTCGCCCGGCAACATCCGTCACGGCACGCCACGTGGAAACGAAGGCGTCGCGCATGCCGGTGCTGCTGTCGTGCCATGCCTTATAGAGTGTGCCCGCGAGCATCGCGACGCCAGCCACCGCGAGCGCAACGGCGGCAAGAGGGGCCGTCACCGTGAGGATACGAGCAGCGGCGTTGCGGAAAGCCGCCGTGAAGCTCGCGTCGACCTGCTCGGCCCCCTTCGCGACCTTCTTCAAGTTGCCTTCGACCGCTGGCGTCTCGCTCGTGAGGAACGCGGAGAGCCGCACCAGCGACTTTCCAGCGCCGTCCAGCGCGGGCACTACGAAGGCGAGGAAGCTTTCGGCAAACTGCTTCACCGCGCCCGCCACCTTGCCCACGGCCCCACCCGCGAGCCCTGCCGCCGTCCCCCAGAAGAGGAAGCTCCCCATCGCGGACTTCACGGCGGGGTCCAACCGCTGGAACCAGCCCAAGGCGCGCTCCAGGGCATCCGACAGTCGCTCCAGGTGCGGCAGAACCGCGTTGCCAATCTCCGCGCCTACGTTCTGGAAGACGAGCTTGATTCGGTCCATCCGCTCCGTGACTGACGAATCAAAGGCAGCCGCAGCAGCGAGCGCCCCATACAGGCCCGCGCTCACAATGGCGCCAATCTCCCCAATCTTGTTCCCGAGCTGCTCAATCTTGCCCGCGGCCGAAGCCACGTCGGCGACAATCTTCCGCATCGACTTGGTGAACTCACCGACGGCGGCCGTCACAACGACATAGACGTCACCGACCTTGAGACCACCGCCAGCCATGTTGAATCACCTCCGACGCAAACGTCGAACGGACTGCTGTCCTGATGGAGAAGCGCCTGGGGTGTTTGGCGAGGAAGAGCGGCGCTCCAATTCCTCAGCTTCTTTCCGGGCGTAGGCCACCAGCCCGACGACGTCTTCGTAAGCCATTGCCCGAACCGCGTCGGGAGGCAGTTTCAAAAGAGACGCGACCCCGTAGAGCAGGTTCGCTTCGGGGTCGCTGTCTATTTTCCCCGCATCTTCTCTTCGCTGACGTTGAAGACGTCGGTCAGGTCCGTCGCGAAGTCCTCCAACCATGACTCGTCGAGCAGCTCGTCGACGTCATTGACCGCGAACATGGGCCGGCCCGTCTCCGAGTCGTGAATCACGCAGACCGCGATTCGCGCCAGCATGCGCGCACCGGCACGGTCCCCCGTGGGCTCGTTCTTCTCTGTCATCTCGCCCGCCGCCCGCGCCTGCTCAATCAGACGCAGGCGGTCTCCCATCGTCGGCTTGATGATGTCGACCTTGACGCCATCAATCTCGACGGACTTCACGACGCGACGATTCTTCGCAAGCAGCTTGTGCTTGTTCGACATGCGGCTTTCCTTTCCGGCAGTGAGTCAGGGGGTGCCGTATCCCCAGGCGATGGCGGCGCCGCTCCCCGTGGGGAAGGCGTGGCCGATGAACTTCACGGTGCGCTCGTAGAGGGCTCCGGGCGTCAGCTTGTGCGACAGCTCGGGCACCTTCACCCAGGCGCGGAACACCTCGGAGCCCGTGCCCTTGCTGACCTCGACGAGCAGCGGAGCCCCGTCCTCGAAGCTCACGTCGAGCGCCGTCAGGCCCACCAACTCCCCGGAGAAGTCCCGAAGCGACACCGCGCGCCGCTTGTAGCCGTCTCCCATGACTTGCAGCTCGACGACGTCGTTCGTCACCGACAGGGAGATGGAGCGCACGAGCGCCACCGGCTGGACTGGGAGCGAGGCGCCCGAGACGCGCACGAGCGCGGAAGGGCCGGGGGCAGTGGTGAGGTAGACGAAGCCGAAGAGCGGGTCGACGACAGCCTCGACTGGCACCCATGCACCGGCATCCGCGTCACCGTCCGGGGAGACCTCGACGAACACGGGCGCTCCGGGGTTGAGTCGTCGCAGGTCCGGGTCGGCGATGCGGTACTCCGTGCCTGTGAACTCCTGTGCGGGCACGGCGGCGGCATTGAGGAACTCTTCCGGATCGCCCGCGATGGACAGGGAGCCAGCGTGCGCGGGGATGACCGACATCAGACGGCCACCGGGGCGCCGTTGCCCAAGAGCTTGCAGGAGAACTCGACGACACCGCCCGGTGTCAGCTTTTCGTCGAAGCTGGTGACGACCATGGGGATGCGCTTGCCTTTGGTTCCAACGGCAGCGCTCGGGTCGAAGATGAAAGTCACATAGACAGTGCTCCCAGTGTCTCGCGCGTCGCGCAGAATGGACTGGGGCGCATCGTCCTGCATGAAGTGCCCCGACAGGTCCGCACTCGTGTCCTTGAGCGTCTGGACTCGGGACTTGTAGCCGGAGCCCCCGAGGTAGTTCGTCTCGACGAAGTCGGCCGGTTCGCTCAGCGACGCGTCGGTGAGTCCGTCCACGCGGTCGGCGGGCAGCGCGGCATTCGTGTCCGAGCGCACCGACACGCTATCGATGTGAGCAGCAATAGGGGTGGACACTCGAATACCTACCGGCTCGGGAAGAGCCGCGAGAGGGTTGCAAGAATCTGGGTCGCCACTGCCTTCCGGAACTTCGCGCGCCCCTTGCGAGCGGGCTTGCGCAGGAAGTGAACGGGCTCGGCGAACCGCTGCGCGCCCCAGTGGAAGCCCTCGTGAATCGCGCCCGCCGCTTCGTGCTCATACCCAGCCGTCGCGCTGACGCTCGACTTCTCGCCGTTCACCGCCGGGCCATCGACGAACCCCGACGTGCTCAGCGGTGGCTTGCCATCCGTGTCCCGCTTACCGACGGGGACAAGGGCGCGGCTCGCCTGGAGCACTGTTGATGCATGCTCGCGGGCCAACGGCGCGAGGTCGTCGAGCACGGGTCCTTCGACCTTCCGCAGCTTGTCGAGCAGTCTGAAATCAAGCGCAACCTTGAGTGGCATCTCCCCCTGTAAATGCGTGCGGATTCTGCGAGTGGCTCACCCGCCCGAATCAACAAACGAGGCATTCACGGTGAAGGTCCACCAGTGACGGTCACTGCCATCCGTGCCGATGTAGTTGGGGCTGCCCTCGTCGACTTCCATCAGCACGTAGGGCGCGGCATTCGCGAGGTGAAGCACGTCGAGGGCCGCGAGCGCGAGGGACTGTCCCGCCCGGAAGCTCTCACGGGCCGAGCGCACGCGGACCTGGCAGGTGACAGTCCGGTACGTCTTCCGCCCTCCGAGATAGCCCTGCGGCGGGTCGCCTCCCGTCTGGAGCACGAAGCACGACACGTCCGGCACCGTCGCGTCGTCGTCCTCAAGCGTGGGTCCCAGGAAGAGGTTGGTTCCGACGCGCAGCTCCAGGTTGCCTGCGGCAAGGATGCTCGCGACGTCTGCGGCGGTGTCGCGGGCCATCAGAGCCAGACCTTCCGGTAGCGCACGACGCCCCCACCGTCGACATGCTCGTCAACGGCGGCGGGGCGGCGGGCATGATTGAAGTCGGTGGTGTCCTCGCCCTGGAACCACAGCCTGTGACGCAGCGTGAGCGGCGCGGCGGTGTAGACGACGAAGGACGCGACGAACTCGGCGCCGCTGGAGTCCCGAATCAGTTTGCGACTTGGCTGGATGCGCGCGGCGGCGACCTGGATGGGGCCCAGCAACGGAGTCCCCCACGCGTCGCGCCCGGTGACTTCGGCATAGCGAACGAGCTGCCGGAAGTGCGCCTCGGGGCCGGCCATCAGCTCGCCCTCCACAGGACGTGCGGCGCGACGAGCAGCTCGGCGCGGGGGCTCGCAAGGCGCTGGCCTGCACCCCGCTCCCGGTAGCTCACAGACCAATCTCCGAGGCTCTCGGCGGACACGTCCGCATCTCGCCCCCGGCCCCGGTAGAGCGCGCAGGCTTCGAGGATGGCGGCTTCCTCAATTTCGGCAGGCAGGGTGACAGGGCCCAGGGACGCGTCACCCGCTACCTGTCCCGGCGTCACGAAGCCCCCTGTGTACGTCACCGCCAGCGCCCCGAGGTGGCCCTGACGGCTGTCCACGGTGAGGGTGACAAGCCCGCCCACGTGCGCCGTCTCGGGCCACACGCCAGCAAGGCGGTAGAGGAGCCCCCCGGCCGCGAGGTCCCCGGCAATGGTGTAGGCCGTGGCGTCGAGCAGCTCGCCCCCCTCCCGGACGCTGATGACCTCGACGAGCGGCGGGCGGGCGAGCAGGACGTAGGGGCGTGCGTAGCTCGCGGGGAACTCCGTCACCGTGGCCCGCTCGAAGGCCCGGCCACACAAGGCGGCAATCGCACCGCTCGCGGCACTCACGCAGCGCTCAACGTGTGGGTCGACAAGCACGCCCAGGTCGGCGGCCACGGTGACGGCAAGGCAGAGGTCTGTCGGGCGGGCCAT